GGATATTCACTTTAATACGAACCCGATTAGTTCGGTGTCGTACGAGTCTCCTAATACCTTTTATCAAAGCACTCGAGCCACTGAGTCTGGTATTCCCAGAACCTACACGGTTTTGGCCTCAGAGCTTCAGTTTGCTCCTATTCCTGACGCTGCGTACACGGCTCAGATGCTGTACTACGCAAAGCCTCCACTGCTAAGTGATAGCAATTCTAGCAATGTATTCTTGGCTAACTGTCCGGATGCTTTGCTGTATGCGTCTTTGGGAGAGGCTGAACCGTATCTGATGAATGATGCTAGGTTGCAGGTTTGGTCTGCTTTGTATGACCGGGCAATTATGGCAATAAGTAATTCTGACCAGTCTAGCGAATATAGCGGTCAGCCTATGGCTATGTCTTATAACGTGAGGTAAATCATGGCAGAAATGTCGAATTATTTGGAAAATGCTCTGATTAACGCTACGTTGCGTAATACGAGCTACACAAGTCCTGCGACTGTTTATGTCGGTCTTTATACATCTGATCCTACTGATGCTAATACTGGTACAGAAGTCTCTGGTGGTTCTTATGCTCGTCAGTCTGTTACCTTTGGTGCTCCAAGCAATGGCGTTAGTACCAATAGTGCTGCAATTGAGTTCCCACAAGCAACGGCCTCATGGGGAACAGTAGCTTATATCGGTATTCTGGATAACTCTACTGGCGGTAACCTGCTGTATCACACTGCTCTGGATACGTCTAAGACGATTGATACTGGTGACATCTTTAAGATTGCAATTGGTTCGCTCTCTGTAACACTTTCGTAAGAGGTAAATAATGTCCACTATCGTCACACGGGCTGGTAAAGGTAGTGCGCTCACTCATAACGAAGTGGATGCTAACTTTACGAACTTAAACACAGATAAGGTAGAAAAAACAGGCACTGATCCTGTAGTTATATCGGTAAACAGTTCAAGTGATGCACTGCGAATCACGCAGACTGGTGCTGGCAATGCGCTGGTGGTTGAGGACAGCACGAACCCTGACAGTACGCCGTTTGTGATTGACACGAGTGGTAATGTAATAACAGGTAGCACATTGTACGCTACAGATTTTGTTAATTATGTTGGCACATCAGTTCTTCCTAAAGTTGAGTTGTTAGGCTCAGGTATTTCGACAGCATCTATTGCTCAGGCTGTTTATGTAGCTGCATCAGCAGCGCCAACAATTGTTCACGCTAAATCTCGAAATGCGACTATTGGCTCCCATACTATAGTTAATAGTGGAGACGTTGTTGGTTCATGGGTTGCTCAAGGTTCTGATGGAACGGCTTTCTTAAATCTTGGTTCAATAAAATTTGAAGTAGATGGAACACCAAGTACAGGCGATATGCCAGGACGCTTGGTATTCAGCACGACAGCGGATGGCGCGAGTTCTCCTACTGAGAGGATGCGTATCGACTCCTCCGGCAACGTGGGAATTGGTACAAGTTCCCCTCAAGAATTATTAGAATTATCTGCAAGCAATAATGGCATAACAGCAGGAACAGCGCCAAACAACACACTTCGTTTTAATGATGCTGATGTATCAACTGCATCTGGACAGCCAATTGGTCGTTTAGAGTTTTATGGAAATGATACTGGTAACGAAAATGTAGTTGCATACATTGACGCAAGGGCTGCCGGAACAAGTGGCGGAGGTTTTTTTGTTTTTGGTACTTCTGCAAGTGCAGGCGGGGCTGCGACTGACGCATTTACTATGTCAGTTACTGGCGGCATAGGAATCTCACGAACAGCAGTAACATCTCCAGTATCAAATGATGGCAACGTCTTTTCAGGTACTTATACACCGTCTCTGTCTAATACAACAAACATTACATCAAGTACAGCATTTACTAGCCAATATATGCGGGTCGGAAATGTTGTGACTGTATCTGGTCGAGTAACGATAGACCCGACTGCAACTGGGTCAATAACACTTGGGGTTAGTTTGCCAATTGCATCAACATTTACAGCTCAACAACAGTGCTGTGGAGTTTCATCAAGCCAGCAAAATGACCCTTTGGGAATTGTTGCAGATGCTACTAACTTACGCGCCAGCTTTATTGGTGTTGTTAATGATGCGGCAAGCAGGACTTATTCCTATTCATTTACTTACCAAATAATTTAATATGAACCATACACTTACATTTTGGACTCCGCCAGATGCGGAACATAAGCTCATCATTACTTTTGATGACGAAACAACTAAGGAATACACGCAAGCGGATAAGGATGCGTACCTTGCCGATTACCCAGATCGTGCTGCTGATGTCGTGGCAATGGGCTGGTAATGTTTATCCTGACCATAATTACTCTTGTCATCGGCATTTTATGGTTGGCTGTATTGAAGTCACTTGAAGGTATTGAATTGGAGTGATGCGGTGGAAGACTTAATTACAAAGATTGCCGTTGGCATTGGCGGTATTGGCGCTGGTGCATGGGGTATGTATCAGAAGATCAAGGCCGACAATCGCAGCAACAAAGCTGCTGATGCTACGGACGCTGCATGGCAACAGGTCATCACTACTCTGCGTGAGGAAGTCACACGCCTGTCAGAGAGATTGGCTACTGTTGAGGAGCAGAACCGTAAGTGCGAGGAAGCCAATGATGCCTTGCGCGACGAGATCATTGCAATGAAAAAGCAACTGCACCTGTTCTAATATGTGGATCCATTAACCCTACTCGCTGCTGCCAATGCTGCTGTTGCTGCCGTCAAGAAAGGATGCCAGCTATACAAGGACATCAAGGGCGCAGCAGGTGAGGTTAAGGATGTACTCGATGACCTGAAGTCGCAGTTCCAGAAGATACCGAATCCGAGTAACGCGCAGAAGATTCAGTATAACGAGGAGGTCGCAAGGATACAAGAGATAGGCAAGGCTGATCCGAATGATGTGTTCCTGCGGATTGGCAATGACCTTGGCGGATTGATGGATGCTTACGATGCCATTGGCAAAGCATTCATCCAGCAGGAAGCAGAAGCAAAGGAAGTTTACACAGGCACAGACTCAATAGGTAAACGTGCTCTGAACAGAGTAATCATCAGGGCAAGGCTGGATGCCATGATCGTTGAGCTGCGTGAGACGATGGTCTACAAAGCACCGCCTGAGTTGGGTGACTTGTGGACAAAGTACGAGAAGATGTGGAAGCAGATCATTGTCGAGCAGGACGAAGCGCACAAGCGTGAGACATCACGGTTGCAGCAGGAAAGATTGAATAGACGTAGGTTACTGAGGAAGCGGAAGGAATATGCAACATGGTTTGGCGCAATCCTTTTCGTCGTAGTGTGGCTCCTCGCCGTGCTAGTTCTAATTCGGGAGAGTCAGACGTATCGTTCGCTCTCGTACTATGTGTATTAGTTATGGCTCTGACGTTTGTTATTGTCATACCGCTGCTAGGATTTATGTACATGGACATGAACAATGCTATGAATGCGGCAGTGCATGAGGCGAAGAGGATGCGAGAACTACGCAAGCAGATTATTGAAGAGAGAATGAGAGGCGAGTAATGCTAACACTTGAACAACTCAAACAGATGCTCCCAAAGAATCCCTATGTTGCTGACTGGCACGAGGCATTGTCCAAGCTGCTACCAGACTACGACATCAATACTCCCCGCAGGATAGCTGCCTTCGTAGCCCAGTGCGCTCATGAGTCTGGTGGGTTCATGGTATTGAAAGAGAACCTGAACTACAAGCCTGCGACTCTCCGTAAAATTTTCCCCAAGTATTTCCCCACCGACGCAATAGCAAATGACTACGCCTCAAGACTCAACAAGCAGATGCACATCGCTAACCGTGCGTATGCAAATCGTATGGGTAATGGCGATGAGTCTAGTGGTGATGGCTGGCGTTTCTGTGGTCGTGGTCTTATCCAACTTACCGGACGTAATAACTATCAAGCATTTGCTGACAGTCTGGAGATGAATATCAACGATGTGCCTGAGTACCTTGCCACGTTTGAGGGCGCTGCTCAGTCTGCCTGCTGGTTCTGGGAAACGAACAACCTGAACAAGTGGTCTGATTCTGGTGACATCAAGGAGCTTACCCGTCGTATCAATGGTGGCTACATTGGGCTGGAGGATAGGATCAAGCACTACAACCATGCCTTGCATATCATGGGAGCGCACTGATGCGGTGGCTGATAATCCTGCTGGCACTGGCTGGATGTGAGCAGAGCTACAGATATCCTTGCCAAAACCCTGACAACTGGATGAACAAGGAATGTCAGAAGCCAGTCTGTGAAGTGAACCAGACTTGCCCTGACCATATCTTTGCAGACCAGAAACGCATGGAGCCGTGGATCAATGGCGGCAAGGTAACGACAGAATCGAAGGAAGACAAAGGGGGGAGGAATGACTGTGCTAAATAAAATTGCTGATCGGATGCTTGATCGTGGGACGCTGTACACCACTGACGAACTGATGGCTCGACTGAAGTTCATCATCGGTATCTGCCTGACGCTGACACTGATGGGTATCATCTTCACGATCCTGTACTCGGTCATCTTTGTGACCCAGCCGCTCAAGGGTATCTCGCCGATTGACCAGAAATTTTTTGAAGTCATTATCCCGGTGGCATCATTCCTCTGTGGCATCTTGTCAGGCATCATGCTTAACGGCACAGACCAAGGCCAGATGGATGTGATGAAGACCACGATGGCAGGCTTTAAAGAGGCCAGCGCACAGGCTGCGAAGCCACCTGCTCCGATGCCTGAGTCTGCCCCATCGGCTGCGCCTGTGGCTGCTGCTGGCCGTCCAACACCACCTGCTCCTGTCTTTACTGGCGAACCTGTGGCACAGCAAGCTGCTGGCGTAGGCTTCGATGGTAAGAAAGCCCCACCACCCGCACCTGAACCGGAGGTTTAATCATGCGTAATGTAATCGTACTTGCACTATTTGCTGCATTTAGTTTGAATTCCTATGCTGGTGGCGAGATGAAAGAAGTCTGCCACATGGAGAAGGACAAGGCTGGTAAGGAGAAGAAGGTTTGCAAGACGATCAAGGTACACAAGAAGTTGGAAGGTAAGAAAGTACCGGGTCAGAAATGAACATCGCCTATACTGCGCTGGCTGTCATCATTGCTGCTGGGGTAGCTGGCGCTTATGGGTATATGCGAGGGGAGGAGTCAGGCCGCTTGCAGGTACAGGCTAAGTGGGATGCTGAACGTGCAGAGCTTGAGTCTATCCATGCCCGTGACCAGCAGATTGCACGGGAGCGAGAGAAGCTGATGCAGCAGACCGCAGACCGATTGAGACAGGAGAAAGACCGTGAGACACGCGATCTTAATAGCCGGGTTACTGCCCTTAATAACAGCCTGCGGGAGCGCCCGAGTCGCACCTCCGACCCGATCAGTACCGTGCCCAGTACCGCCAGTGCTGGATGCGCCCCCACAGTATGTACTGGAGCAGGACTTTCTAAAGAGGATGGAGAATTTCTTGCAAGGGAAGCTGCCCGAGGAGCCGAAGCCGTCGTCCTCCTCAAGCAATGCCAAGCCCAGTACCAATCCTTAATCCCTAAGTAACCCGCTTGAAGTAGTCAGTCGGGATATGGACAACTGGTTCTATATCCTGACTGTCTCCCCTGTCCTTTCTTCCTCCGACTCCGTAGGTTACATCGCACCAGCCCTGTGTGTGATAAAAAATACCGTCGCTCCACTTGACGATGACTAGGAACTTGCCGCCGATCTCCTGTGCCATTGCCTTGCCGTGCATCCACTTGTGCATTGACAGCATCAGGGTTGGGTACTGACTGCGAGGATTGTTGCGGCACTTGAGTTCAGCAAATGCCTTGGCTTCTCCTCGCTTGGTCAGCATCCAGTCCACATGGTAGGCACGAGGCAGCTTGTGGAAGTCCACTTCCCACATGAGGAACAGTGCTTCCTGTACTTCCTTCTCGCGCTGTAGGTCAGCGTCTGTCTCATAGATTGGGCGCATTCTTTTCCTTCAGCTTGGCTTCAATGGCACGAACTGTATCTACCCAACCCGGTGGAAGCCTGACCGCTCCCGGCAACAGCGACATAATCTCCTCATCCGTCAGCCCCTGCCATTCTTTTGGCAGGTTGTATTCATGTTTAACGAAAACCATTTTGTCTGGGTCTGTTGGGTGTGGTTTAAGTGGCATTGTTCTTCTCCTTTAGCTTGGCTTCAATGGCACGGGCATATTTCAATGTGTCGAAATAGCAGTTAGTAACGTATTGCTCTGCCATTGCTTCGTATTCCTCATCCGTCAGCCCCTGCCATTCGCGCTGTGGTGGGGCGGTGTAGAGTGGCTTCGTGTACGTTTTCGTTTTGTATGCACTGAAATCTCGCGAAAAGTCGGTAATTAGACCGCCAACTGTCCACGCCACCGGCTCCGGTTCAGGCTGCGCGAGTCGGGCGCGGAGGGTTTCGATGGCAGTCACGCAAAGATGAATAGCGTGTTCATCAACCCCATTGTCCCAATATCCCAACGCATCCAGTACCTGCTGCGCTTCCTCGCGGGTTAGTGTAATCATGATGTCACCCCGCAAACTTTTTCCATATAAGCGACATACAGTTCCGCTGCGTTTGCAAATTCGCGCGGGTCACCGTCCAAAAAGTAACCGACCTCGCTATCCTTCCACCCAGAGTAAATGTCGCCGTATCGCTGACGTTTTGTTATGGTTTCTTTTTGAATACCTAATCTTTCATTGCGATACATTCGTCGTGCGCCCCAATCACCAACTGTTCCGAGCGTGTAAAGAAATTTTGTCGTGCAAAATTCTTCGTAGGTCATTTCCTCGCGGGTTAGTGTGATGGTCAT